CGATATGCTAGGACAAGAGGCCAAAGTTAATCGCAAGCCACGTGCTAAAAAGCCTACAGATAAGAGCAAGGTTGTCAGCAAGTTGAAGTACAAAAAGACCGACGAGTCTCTAAAACTTGTAAGTATCAATCCAGAAGACATTATTGGTGCTCAAGAACTGTGGATCTACAACAGCAAGACTCGTAAATTAGGTAAGTATGTTGCTGAAGAATTCAAAGAACTTGGCGTTAAAGGTACTACAATTACAGGATTTAGCGAAAGTAAATCTATTCAAAAGACTATCCGTAAGCCTGAAGAAAAACTCAAAGAGTTTAAGGCTGCGGGCAAAGTAGCTCTACGAAAGTTTTTAGATGAAATCAACGCTACAGATGCCCGTATGAACGGTCGCCTTAACGAGGAAACAGTACTTCTCAAAGTAGCATAACCCTTCTGTCATAGTCAGGATAAATACTTGACTATGGCAGAAAACAACCTCGACAAAGCACTCGCCTACCTAGGCTCAAGTTTACAAACTCTAGTTACACAGGCCAACGGCCCTGTTGATCTAGAGCATCTTCATACCAAAATTGCAAAACGTAGTCTAACCGGAGATCATCTCAACGGCGGCACTATCATAAATTTTGCTAGTACAGGTATTAAAGACGAAGCTACCGTACAACAGATTAGTATCAAAGATTCTGGTGTTCACGTAAAATCTCTAAGCACTGATAAAATAAACGGAAGTATTGTTGTTGAAAATGCTATCACAGCAAAAACAATTACCGTAGATGTCTTAGAAGTACGAGAGCTAAAGACTGATTTAAAGTTAGGACAAAGTGCTCCTTTAGAAATTACAGTGTCGGGCGGAGAAACCCTTGCAGGAAAAGGTCTTCTACTAAAGGGTCAAGGCACTACCAAACAATTTATTTTTAATGTTAACCCTGATAAGTTTATCAGTACAGAACATATTGAGCTTATTAAAGAAAAAGAATATCGAATTGATGGTACTCCTGTGCTATCAGCCGCAGCTCTAGGACCCGGAGTTGTAAAAAGTAATCTACGTGAATTGGGCAGATTAAGAGGCCTGATAGTTGACGGTAGTGCCAGTATTGGTCAATATGTATTTTTTAACAATCAAACCAATAGACTAGGTATAGGCTTAGAATCTCCTAATGCAGGATTATCAGTAGCAGACGAGGGTATCGAAGTTATGGTCGGTACTCGAGAACTAAGTCGAGGAATGATAGGTACATTTGCTAGTGTCCCTTTTGATATAGTAACAGATAATACTCCTAGAATCAGCATAGCTTCTACAGGAAATATCACACTTGGAAATACCTCCGAAGGTCACATCCAAGTTCACGTTCACGGAAAACTAGCTGTGGGCGTTAAGACTATCGACAGTCGTGCCGATGTACACGTTGCTGGCGCAATTAAATTTAACGAAAGAATTCACGAATACCTAGATGCTCCTCCTGAGGCAGGAACATATGTCACAGGGTCTATAGTTTGGAATACAAAACCAGAAGTTGGACGTTGTGTTGGTTGGGTTTGCGTTCGAGCAGGTACTCCAGGTTCTTGGATGCCCTTTGGTGAGATAAAACAAAGCGGTTAATATGCATTACAAGGATTCTGCTGTTGTCATCGGCAACGGAGAAAGTAGAGCATCTCTAGATTTACTAGGTCTAAAAAAATTAGTAACTTTGATTGGCTGTAATGCTATTCATAGAGATCTACGTGTTGACCATTTGATCTGTTGCGATCATCGTATGGTTCAGGAAGTTGTGTCTAGAAAAAAGAGTAGCAAGATTGCAAACGTCTATACTCGAGAACGAAATCAAAGAGACTATGGTAAACTTCATCGAAACGAAAGAATAAAACTACTGCCCGATCTTCCGTATAAAGGAACATTGAAACCCGATCAACCAGAGCATTGGGGTAGCGGACCTTATGCCGTGTTGTTAGCTGCTCATTTAGATTTTAAAAATATTTTTTTAATAGGATTTGATCTCTACGGAAAATCAAATTTAGTAAACAACGTCTACAAAAATACCAATAACTATTTAAAAGAAGATAAATCTGCTGTAGATCCTGCATATTGGATTTATCAAATGAGGAAAATTTTCTTAGCTTACCCTGATCGTAATTTTAAAATTTTTAACATAGACGAATGGTCCTTACCCGAAGAATGGGTTTTGCCGAATGTTAAATTTTTTGAGCTTAACAAATTTTATCTAGAACTTGACTCTACGATAAATAGTTGCTATAATAAAACTTAGCGGACTTTTACGCACATTCATCCCGCTTTATAAACTCTGCATGTCGTCAAACTTGCTACCTTACAAAGGAGACTAGAGATGGCAAATCTTCAACCAGTACTTTACAAGTACACATCAACAAAAGAATATCACGATGCATTTCCCTGTGCTTACAGGCAATGGCGAGCTGATAGTCACTGTAATCTAATTCACGGATACAGTTTTTCAATGAAGTTCTATTTTGGAACCAACGACCTAGATGTCCGTAACTGGGCAGCTGACTACGGCGGACTCAAAGAACTTAAAAAAATCTTAGAAGATCAATTTGATCATACGCTTATTGTAGCCGCAGATGATCCAGAAATGGAAACATTTAAATTATTACAAGAAAAAAATATGGCAAAGATCGTTGTTCTTCCTAAACTAGGTTGCGAAGGCCTTAGTGATATGCTCTACAAATATGTTAACGGAGTTTACATTCCGGAGATGTGGGGCGAAGGCGAAGCACAACGCCTATGGTGCTATCGTGTGGAAGTTCGCGAAACACAGAGCAATATGGCTTTCCGTGAAGGACATCGTGAGTGGAATGAGGATCTGTTTGCGTGAATTCATTTGAACGCATCTGGGCTCGGGCTACCGGACACCTAATGGGCCAAACAGATGAGGATAGGCCGGATGTGCCTATCCTCACTTTACGTGAAGCTCGAATAGCGTTATTCCTAAAAACTTTTTGGGTTGTCATTCACGTTATAACCTGTTGCTTTATTATTGCCAACACCATTAGGCACTGGTAAATAATTATATGCATACATTTAACATTAACCATCTCACCGTTGGCAATGATTTGCCTTTTATACTTATAGCAGGTCCTTGTCAAATTGAAAGCCAAAGTCACGCCGAAGACACCTGTTCTAGAATATTAGAGATCACAAAATCTTTAAACATTCCGATAATTTATAAAAGTAGTTTTGACAAAGCCAATCGAAGTAGTATCTCTACTAAAAGAGGTGTAGGAATTGCGGAAGGGCTACAGATTCTTAATTCTATAAAGCATCAGTTCGGAGTGCCTGTTTTGACAGATATTCACGAAAGTTGGCAGGCACAGGAATGTGCTGATGCTGGAATCGATGTATTGCAAATTCCTGCATTCCTGTGCAGACAAACCGATCTTCTACTAGAGGCCGGTGCAACTGGTTGCGCCATTAATGTTAAGAAAGGACAATTCCTTGCTCCTCACGATATGAAGAACGTTGCAGAAAAAATTGCTTCAACGGGAAATCAACGTATTATGTTATGCGAAAGAGGATATACTCATGGATACAATAATCTTGTGGTTGATATGCGTAGCCTACCCATTATGGCTCGCACCGGGTATCCAGTGGTGTTTGATGCCACTCATAGTGTCCAACAACCTGGCGGAATGGGAGAAAGATCTGGCGGCGATAGGACCATGGTCCCGTACCTGGCGAGAGCTGCTGTAGCCACAGGAGTATTGGCTGCGGTATTTATGGAGACTCACGAAGATCCAGATTCTGCCCCCAGCGATGGACCAAATATGATTAATTTAGATAATCTTAAAACAATATTAGAAGAACTGGTAGCCATTGATGAAATTGTCAAAAGAAGTAAGAGACAGTCTAACTAAAGAACAGTTTCGTTTTTATAAGACTCACGGGTATCTACCACAGACTGAAGGTACAACACCAGTACCTCGTTCCAGTCAAAGCACAGATAAGATCACAGTTCTCTGTGTTAAGTTTGGTAATAAGTACGGAACTAATTATGTAGAACGACTACGAAATATGGTTAGTCGGCATATGACTGTTCCTTATGAGTTTGCTTGTCTAACTGATGATCCTAATCCTATTTCTGGCGTTAGAACCATTTATCAAAGAAGCTCGGGTTATTTGAAACCCTGGTGGCACAAGGTTCATATGTTTGATCCTAGCCTAGACATACAAGGAAGAATTTTATATCTTGATTTAGATGTTGTTATCTGCGGCAACTTAGACAAATTGGTTACCGATCTAGGTAATAAATTTATGGGTATTCAAGATTTTAATCGTAAGTTTCATCCCAGTTGGCGTATGTTAAACAGTAGTGTAATGAGTTGGGAACACGGAACTCAGCGAGACATATGGGATCGATTTGTTGCTAATCCAGCCAACGCTCAACGTATGCACGGAGACCAAGATTGGACCTGGCACGTGGCCAAAGATCGAATTAAATTTTGGCCTGTAGAATGGATACAAAGCTATAAATGGGAAATACGCAGTCGAGAAGAATTAGTTGTAAGAACTGGTAAAAATGGATTTAAAACTATAGCCCATAATCTACAGGTCAATCCCCATTGTTCAATTGCTGTATTTCACGGTGATCCAAATCCTGATGTTGTATTTGATCCTTTTGTAGTTGACAACTGGCGCTAAAGAGCGTATAATAGTTGTATGACTACACATACATACCCTCGACGTATCGGCTTTGCCTGTAAATGGATTGATCATCCTGCACAGGTTAACGGTATTAAACCCAAAGACGACTGTAAAATTTACAACACAGGCAGTACTACCGTAGCCTGGTTAAATAGACAAACTAGAGATGTAGCAGAGCAGAAGCTCTGGGACTTAATGAAAAACAATATTGAGTCTACAAGACTGCTAGTTAAACGTGTAGGAGCACTTGATGAAAATCTTAGAATGGTACGACTCTCAAGCGATATACTTCCTGTATATACTGAGCCGACTTGGAGCTGGTTTTGGAGGCTTCCCGATGTTAGAGCCTATGCAGAAAGAGCATTTGGAACCGTGGGAGCTTTGGCTCGCGAGAGGGGTGTTCGCCTTAGTTTTCATCCTGGCCAGTTTACTGTTCTGGCATCTGAGTCCGATGATATTGTAAATAGAAGCATTGAGGAATTTGAATATCATGCGGATATGGCCCGATGGATGGGATATGGTAAGTCGTTTCAAGACTTTAAAATCAACGTTCATATCGCTGGTAGACGAGGCCCCAATGGAATACGTGCTGTTCTGGGCCGTCTAAGCCCCGAAGCACGAAACACACTGACAATCGAAAATGAAGAAATTACACACAATCTTGACACCTGTTTGGAACTTATTGATGTCGTTCCAATTGTAC